GCCCACTTGTGGAGCCGTTTCGTGGCGATTTCGCGGTTGTATGCGTTCAACCCTTCCACTTCTTCGGGTATCACCACTTCGTCGAAGTGGGTGTCGGACAGCATGACGACGAGGGTGGCTGCGGACGCCTTCGGTTTGGCGGGCGTCAACCACTTCGGCGGTTCCAGCTCGGCTAGTTCCGCCGCGGAGACGACCGAGAGGGCACGGTTAGCCATCTCCAAGTCGGCCCGCAACCTGACCACCTCATGCTGGGCGAGGTCGCGTTCACGACGCAACTTGATCGTGTCCGCCTTCTGCAACGTCTCGTTCTCGGTCTCGATCTCGTTACGCAGCGTCATCGTCGCCCCCGTTGTCCCGAATGAAATCGCGTCGCATCTCACTAATCGTCCCTTTCCCGATGTGGATACCGCGCCGTTGCAACGCACGCACCAACGCCATCTGGCTGATACGCACGTCGAGCAGGGCATCCAAGAAGTCTTGGCAGTCTTCCTTGCTGAGTTTCTCTTTGATCTCGTCCATCTTGCCGCGGCGAGGCGGGTTCGATTCCGCGACCACTTCGTCCATCAAGCCCATGATTCACCCGTCTTGAACATGCGGGACAGCTCCAGTTCGGTTGCACGGATACGTTCGCGTGCCATAGCGAGACACCCCAAGTATCCGGCGGCGTCCACCGTGTTGTCCGGCAGGTTCATCCCGTTGTCGATCTCGTGCATCAGACGCGACAGTTTCACGCACAACATGAACAGGATGCCGTCTTCTGCGGTGAGGAGGTCTTCGCCTTTCATCGCGTTGAAGATGGAGACGGTGCGCGAATAGTCGTCGAGCGGATGCGAGTAGGCGTTCTGCCTGTCGCCGGTAATCAGCTCATGCGCTTTGGTCAGAACCTCCGCGCCTGCCAGTGGATCGTACATTTTTCCCCTTTGCGAGTTGTTCGGTTTTCGCTATCAAATTCCAAAGCTCGTCTTGGTCGGACACCCCAGGGTAGACCTTCCTAAGAAACTTTGCTAACGCTTTCAACTCCATCTTGGTGTACTGATCGCCCATTGTCAAGCATCCCCTCCGTGGCGTGGAACTCTAGGTGGTTGTCGAGCCGTTCGTCAAGGCGTTCCACCTTGTCCTCGACCCGCTGCTGGCCCTTGTGCAGTATCTTCAACATCCCCAAGACGACCTGGTGGTCGGTGTGGTTTTCGGAACGGAACTTTTGGATGGCTGCGACGATGATGCCGCCGACGGCGGTGACCAGGGCGACGGTGATGGCTTCCATNNATGCCGCCGACGGCGGTGACGACTGCGGCGAGGATCAACGCCCAGTCGCCGTCCACGTCACGCCTCTGGGGTTGGGCGTGTAGCCAGCCACGACTTGACAGCTTCCGGTGTGGCGTCACCGGCAACGTAGCGCAGGTGCCACGGTTCGGATTGGACTTCCCACGAGAAGCCGAAACGCGCAGCGTGTTTGAGCAACCACGCCAAGCGTGCGCCCGAAGCGTTCGCTATGTCGATGGCGATACCGAGGTTATGGTTCGATGCGCCTGGGACGGCCATCGGTGCTAACCCTTTTTTGAGGTACCACGCTTTCCCTTTGTAGATGCGCGGGTTTTGTTTGAGGAGTTTCTTACCTGGCTTGTCCGTGTACCTCTGGTAGAAGCCATACTCTTGGGTTTCGAGCGAACGGTAGGTGTCCGCCTGCGAGGTTGGGGAGAGGTCAATCCCTTCGGCGTTGGCGGCGGCGTCCATCGCTTCGTATGCGTCAGCCGCACAATGATGGAGTTTGCCTTTGCCTTCAATCCCGCGAAGAAGCTCTGGAGCGAGTTCACCTGGTTTTACCCCTTTCAGGTGTGAGCAGAGTTGGACTTTGACTACCGGATACTTGTCGGCCACGGCTCAGGCTTTCTTGCCGAACGCCTCAGCGATTTCCTCGCTCGTCAACTCCCCGTCAGTCGACGCGGCTGCGAGCTTCTGGATGACCTGCACGACCGCCATAAACCCTGCGAGCAGGGCGGACTTGGCTACCGACACGCCGATCACTGCGCCACCGGTTACGGCTGGCAGGGCGTTGGCAAGGAACAGAGAAAAGAGACGTTGCCCCAAGTCAAGGAACTTGGCGACGGTCTTGTTGGCGACTTCCATGAATCTACTCACTGTCTTCCCCTTGTGTGAAGGTCAGGATGGAGTGTAGCACCAGTGCCACTCCGGTGATCCACAGGGCTTGGCGCAGGGTCGGGCCTGAGAGGGTGATGAGAACTAGACCTGTCCCCGCCAGTGTCCAAGAGTTCTCCGTGATGTAGGAGAGGAGCTTCTTCATTTCTGTCGCATCCTAGACGATGCGCCTGCCGCCGTTATCGCTGCCCCGACTGCGACGAGGGTTCGGCGGGTGCCGACGGGGACGTTGGAGCCGACCGGCACGTAGTCGTCCAAGCCTTCCTTGAAGATGTCGATTTGGTCCTCAAACTCCTCACGTATTTCGGTGGGTGCGTTCTGGACTGCGACGATCAGGGCCGCCACTTGTTCTTCGTCTAGCTCCTCGACTTGGAGTTCTGCGAACACTTCGGCTGCCTGCTCGACGGTGACGGTCTTGATGGCTGTCACAATCTGTTGCGGTGTGGGGTCGGGTGGGAGGGTAACCTGTGGTGGTGATGGTGTTTCTGGCTGGGTGGCTGGCGGTGGGGCTTGTGTTGTTGGCGTCGCTTGCGTGGTTGGGGTTTCTGGGACGGTTGTTGTCGGAGGAACCGTTGTGCGAACCGTCGTCGTGCTGCTCGGTTGAGGCGCGACGGTTGTTGAAGGAGGAGGAAGGGTTGTCGGGGGAAGCGTTGTCGTCGTCTCAGGAACGGTCGTCGTCGTTGTAGTTGTCGGCGGCTCGGTGGTCG